CTACAGGATGTGGTTCTAATTGTGGTTGTTTAGGTTCAAATTCAGAAATATGTACCCAAGCACCAGTCCATTCTTTTACCATTTCTCTATATGGAAATGCGGCTCCTGATCTATCAGATATTGCTAATGCTCTACTACCTTTTGCAAATCTAGCCATTATACGTTTGGATAGTATGTCTTCGGAGTGATAAATGTGCTAGCTGCAGAACCATCTTCAGATAATGCTCTAGCTAATTCATCCTCGTACAACAACTTCATCTCCTGTGTTCTTTGTGGTGCAAACTTCATAGATAAATAATATGATAGTCCTGAAACCATACATGGTACAAATCTAAAAGGTGTATCACTTGCGTTAGTATATGCTCCTGCATCCTGTATTCTTCTAACATAATAAACATTTAAAAAATTTGATGCAGCAGTTGAGTTAGGTAAAGGATAAATAGTTAGTGTAACTTTATCTATAAATCTTTGTACCCAAAATTGTGATGGTGTTCCACTCGATGCTTTGTTTGCAGTCGCAGCGTATGCATCTCTTGCAACTTTAGTTAATCCAATATCTGATTGATTTGTTGTGTTATAGTTTTGTCTGTAAGAAACATTTAGGATATCTGAAATACCATAAACGTTTGCTGTTGGAACTGTTGTAGCTTGTGGTGGTTCACCACCTCCAGGCACATCTGTAGCATTTCTGTAAAAAGTGTAAACACCAGATCCTTCAGCTGTAGCATCAATATTAGTTGTTGAACCTTGAACTAAGTTAACATTAGTATTTCCTACTTCCCAAAAATGTATTCCTCTATTACCCCATTCTTGAAATAAAATATTTAGTGATCTTCTTGCAGTTTTAATTTGGTGTCCTGCTGTTCCTACAAGACCCAAACGTTCATACGCATCTGCAATTATTTCATCTATTGAGAAATCCTGATCAAATGAATATGATGAGGAAGTAGTATTCGCCATTGGCTAATCCTCTAAAATGTTCCGACTATATAGAAAAAGTCTACGTTAGTTAAATCTGCATATATTCCAGTGTCAGCATAAATACCGGCTCCTGGTAATTTAAATTCATGCACATGATTAGCTGCTGTACCAAACTTACCATGAAAAATTAATTTAGAAGCAGTTACACCACTTCCTATTTCATTGTAAAGTTTAATTTCAGCATCAGCTGCACTTGATTGAGCAAACACAGTCATAATATTTGCTTTAGTAATGTTGGCTGCTGAACCACCTACTAATGCCTGTACTTGTCCATCTGCTGCTAGAATTACTGATTGTCTAACTTTTGATGTTATTGACATAATTTTATTCTCCTAAAATTTATGTGGGCCGAAGCCCACACTAAATTAATTATTACGCTATTGTTGCACCAACTGTTGAAGTTGCAACCCAACCAACAGTGCTGTTCCAAACTAAAGTAGCTGACTCTCCTACTGCATCGAAAGTAATTGTAGTTCCGTTTGCAAAAGTAGCTGGAGTTAAAGTTCCATCTCCACCATCAACAATCATGTTAATGATTTTGATTTGTCCTGAAGTTGTACCATCAGCTAAAGTTAATGCATCAGCTCCAGTAGTAGTTACTTCAGTTATTAGGTTAGTTAGATCAACTGCACCTGCTCCTGATAAAGATTGAACACCGCCTCTAATAGTTTTTCCATAAGCTGCATTAGATGTAAATGCACCTGTAGTTGTGTTTTTTGTTACGTTTTCAAAACCATTTTCCGATCGGACTGGTCCTGTGAATGTAGTATTTGCCATAATTATATCCTCCTAGTTTCCGAACACAGTCTCTAGGCCGTCGACTATACGCGTCTGTGCTCTATTTAATTGTATAGTTATAAGAGTTATATATTAGATTTTAGTAGAGTGCAAGAGAGCCTAAGGTATTTATGCAATTTCAGCGATGTAGCTTTTGATTAAGAAGCTACAGAAACTTGTGGAGTTGCACCTTCAACAGTATTCTGTCTATGGGCAATAGCTGCTTCTTCCAGCTTGATCTTTGTGATGACTTCTTTAACTTTGTCATCGATTCTGACCATCTCAAGAGTGTATCTGTCATGATCCAGATGCTCCTGTTCCCACTTCAACTCCAAGGACCTTTTTTGTTTGTATAGGTCTTGTATCATCAACAACCTCCTCATAGGTTATTCTGTTTACTCGGTTATCATATGAATTACCAAGATATTCCCAGTTTATACTTTTTTCTCCTAGTTTGTCAAGGATTGCTTTTTCAAGAGAAATAGCATTATCTTCCGCAGAAACATTAAATTTTGCGTAATGATCGTATGCCCATATTGTAACTGTGAATGTTTTCATGAATCCCACCATGTTATTTTTTAAATGTGGCCGAACTATGTCCGGCCACAAAATTACTTAGTTATGCTTACGCACCTTCAACACCGAAGATACCTCTAAAGTCAGATGCGCCGAAAGCGTATCTTTCTCTAGCTTTGTATCTTACGTTACCAGTATCAAAGTCTCCTTCCATTGAAGTTGTCAATGGAGCTCTTGAGAACATTTTCATACCGTTTGGAACGTCAGTGATAATGTAGAATGAATCAGGGTCAGTTAAGAAATTATTCACTCTGTAACCTTGAGGAATCATTCCCATGCTGTTGATTGCATTGATGTCATTATCAGCAGTTTGAGTTCTACCTTGAGACTTCATAAGTCTTTCAGCAGTGAACTGATTCGCAGAAGGAATTATCATTTTAACTCCTTTAGCTGCGATTCTTAAACCTCTTTCATCAGTCATTGCAGCGATGTCAATCAAAGACTGCTCTAATGAAGTTTCGTTTAAGTCTGCTTGTGTTGCTAAAGTATTTGCTACAGTACCCGCGATAGTTGGGTGATTAGTAGCCATTAAGTTAACGCCGTCACCTGTTTGAAAAGCAGTTCCCGCGGCTATACCCGGTAAACCATTGTTCAAGACTGCTGCGCCTTTAACTTCTTTAGCATTAGACATAGATCTTGCTAAAGCTTTTGTGTATCTAGAAGAAAGTCTGTCATAAAGGTTGTCCTCTATTGCTTCTTCTGTGATAGCGAAAGCTAAAGCGATCGTTTCCATTGTGTATCTAGCAGTGTAAGTTTCTTGCGCGTCGTCGTACGCAATTCCTTGACCTTCTGCTTTTACGTCTGCGTTTGCAAAACCACTTAACATTACTTCCTCTTCGAAAGCTCTGTCAGATGATTCTGTAGTATAAATCTCAGCATGCTGATTTTCATACCTTTTGTACTCCAGGCCGAATAGTGCATTCAAACCTGGCTCTAGTTCTTTAACTAGCTGTGCTCTTGATATTGCCATAATTTAATCTCCTATTCGATTATGCCCATGAAACGGCACCAGTGAAGTATTGGTTTAAGTTGTGTGCAACAACCACTGAACAATTCGCTGCTGCGATATCGTTGTTTTCAGGGTCTTCTGCAGTTCTTACCAATCTCCATTGATTGTTCGTTGCATGTCTAGTAGCGTACGTTAAAGTTGAACTTGACTGACCAGATAAATCTGAACCAGCTGCAGTTACAGTTAAGCCATATGTTTTACCATATTCAGCTTGAGCTGCTGCTGCATCAATCGCACCAACAAAAAGTTGATTAGGATTGTCAATTACAAATGCAGTAATGTCTTCGCTATTAGCTGGAGTAATAGGTTGGTTGTAGAAATTCGCGAACGTAGGCTTCTTAGTAGTAGCGTCGTTGTAGAATATTCCATTCAACACACCTATACAAGTGTTAGTGATGGCAGCTTGTGCAGTGATAATGTAACCAGCAGAGCTTTTTACAGCTGTACCTTGGAACAAATCAGCATTATAGCCAGCATCGATAAGGTATTTGCCTTGTCCACCAGTAGCCGGTGTAGAACCGATCGTACCTTGTGGAATCAAACCAAAGCCTTGTGTGTTTCTATTTGCCATAGTTATTACTCCTTATGAACCTGCCGTCGTAAAACGGCCTCCAGTTCGGGTTGATATTATTTCGATGTTTAAGAATTACTTCTTTGTACCACCGAAGTTTTTGCTTGAACGCTCGAATTTCATCGGCATTCGTCTGTCCTGATCCTTCAGTAAGTCGTTTTCCACTGCTTCGTCTTGACCTTCAGTTTGTCTTTTCTGATAGTCCATACGAGACTGTGCGAGTTCTTCAGGTATCCTTGCCAGGAGAAGGCCACCTACTCCAATGACTCCAGCGTATTTACCGTCTATGACAACAGGATAGTCTGCATCTTTGTATTCGTCAGCTCTCACTAACTCATAACCAGATCTCAATCTTCCATGAATGTTCTTGGAATCATTGAAACCCATTGATTCAGCTCTTATCCATCTGTGCCTAAATCCATCAGGCGCTGGTGGTGCATCTAGAGATGATGGGGGCTTGTACTCTTTTGGTCTTTCAGTTTTTGACCGAGTTCCAGCCGCACGAGAAGTTACTTTTTCGTTTTCTATTTTCATATGCTTATGCTCCTTCCGTGAGTTTTAATTGTTTTGCATATTCTTCGAGTGGCACACCTAATTTTTTAGCTATTGCTACTTGAGACGATGTGAGTCTCACTTGTTTGCGACCAGGTTTTGAGCTTCTGTTAGCCGAAGCTACCGACTGAACGGCCCTGTTCGTTTGCTTAGTTTCATTATTATCAAATTTGTGTCCGAAGTCAACTCTAATCCTTTTATCAATCTCTTCGTAATATTCGTTTGATTTAGGATCGTAGCCTTCTTTTTCTACTAAATCTTTGTGAATTTCGAACGCAGTAAATGTCATGGCTCTATCTGTTCCAAACCATTTATTTCTTGCAGCCCAATCTTCAGCCATAGGATCAGCTTGAGGCATTTGTTGAGGGGTTTCATTTGGTAATTGTCCACCGTCAGATAGTCTTACAGGTGTTTCTTCCTGCTCAACCGGTCTTTCTTTTCTTTGCTTAATTTTAGCGTTCTCGAAAGCTAATTCAGCAATTTTTTTATTTGCTTCAACTTGAGCATTTGCATCACCTGCTTCAATGGCTGAAGCTAATTGCTTTTGTGCCATCTCCATACCAGACTTAACAGTTTCCTCAAATTTAGCATTATAATCAGAATCAACTTTATTAAATTTTTCCTGATCTTTTTTTCTTTGTGCTTCGACTGCAGCAGCGTATTGAAGAGCGGCAGCTTCTTTACGTTCTGCTTCTCTCATCTTACGTGTAAGTTTAGCAATTCTAGATTGCACTCCTCTACTGTAGTCTTCTAATTTTTCATCTTCCTTTTTTTCTTCTAACTTTGTTTCTCTTTCATTTTCATATGTCTTGTCTGTTCCTTGTTCTTGTTCCGGCTGTGGTGTTACAGCTTCTTCTTTACTGTCTTCTAAAGTTACATCAACCTCTGGTCCCGATGTATCTATATCAACAGGTATATCACCTAGTCCTTTTCTTTTTTCTTCCTCTGGCATAGTGTCCTTCCTATGTTAAAATTTGTGCAGGATATCTGTTGGATCCTGTACAGTTGCTAATACTTCGTCATCATTAAGAAGACGAACTTCCCCACCCTCAATCTCTATTCGTGATCCGGCATAACGTGCGA